AAATACGCGTAATAATAATATTATATAAATCTAATATTATTTAATTATGAAAAAAGTATTTTTAATTATTGCAATTACATTATTTAGTTTAAACTCTTTTGCTCAACAAAAAATTAATGTTGACGATTTAGTTGGTTATTGGAAACCTAGTGAAGAATCTTCACAATTGTTTTTTTGGAAAGACTGTAATGGAAAATTGCAAGTTCAAGAAATTTGCGGATCAACTGGAGAACCAATTGATTTAATTCGATTAAAAATTAATGAATATAGTTTAATAATTGATACTGTCTTTAAACCAAATAAATGGGTTATAAGTAGTGAATATTTTTTAACAAAAACAAATATATTAATTTGTCATATTACCGGAAACGCTAATGTAACGATATATTATACTAAGATTAAATAACAAACCAATAACCAACAATTAAAAAAACAAAAATGGCATACAAACAAAACCCAGGTAGAGGAGATAATAAAAAAACAGGGCATGGCGTACCTGCTCCATTCAAGCAATATAATAGTCGCGGTCAAAACGCAACTACAGCTGGAAGATATGATGATTGGGACACCAATAATCCAAAATTTAAAATTAGAGAATACGCTAATCAATCAGCGTCTCGTGATAGTTCAGCTGTTGCAATTAAAGCAATAAAATTTGGAGTAAGCCCTAGAGAAGCTAAAAAAATGGGTAGCGAAGCAGCTAACGCGACAAGAGTTAACTTTGGGCAAGGCGATTTAAAGGTTGATGTTAAAACAATACCTGGAGGAGAAAAGTATACTCAAAAAGTAAAACCTGAAACTAATCCAAAAACAGGAGCAAAAGTTAAAGTTGTTCCTCCTGTAAAACAAACTATGGGAGCGACTGGCGCGGGAGCGGGCACTACTACAGGAAAATATATAACTGAAAAAGTTAAAAAAATTGGTAATAAAATCTATAAAGGAGCAGAATATCTTAGCGAGGTGGCTGAAGGTAGACACGGCAGCAAAGATTATAGTGGAGGAGACGAAACTATGAGACAAAAGAATATTGCTAGAAATAACCCAAAAACTAACGAGAAAAAGAAACCTGTTGCTAAGCAAATGAAACCGAGTTCTCCTGCTAAGCAATATATAGATCCAAATTTTGATAAAGATAAAAAGCAAAGAGAAAAAAATGCTGCAAGCCACGGGCCTCTAGGTAAAAAAGGGTCTGATAGAAAAGATTCTTCAATGAAAAAAGTTTCCCCAGTTAGACAAATGGAAACAATTAAAAAAATTGGCAATAAAATCTATGAAGGTGCTAAGTGGTTATCTGAGGCAGCTGAAGGTAGACATGGTAGTGCAAATTATAGCGGAGGAGACGAAGCTATGAGACAAAAAAATCTTCCATCTGTAAAAAACCCAAAAACTAACGAGGTTAAAAAAGAGGTTAAAAAAGAGGTTAAAAAAACACCTGTTAAAATGAAAAAATGCTAAATGAAAAATCTATCAACAACAGGTTATAAAAAAAATAGTCCTGATAAAGATAGACCTTATAATGTAATACCTAGCGGGGACATCACAATGAAAAACGTAGATTTCCCCGTTTTGGGTATTGATAATGAAGGCAATTCTAAATTGATGCAACCAGGCAAAGAGTATTCTTTCCCGGGTAAAGTTGTTTTAGAATTTAAAATAGGAACAAAAAACAAAAGTAAAATATACAATAAAATATTTAAAAAATAAATTATGGGACAATACGGTAATCAACCAGATTTTGGAACAAGGGCAAAAGAAATAGTGCCAACAGGCAATGGAAATCCAGCATATTTAGATCAAGGTGTTAATTTAAACTCGGCTGCATTATATATTGGTGTAGGGGGAACATTAGTTTGTAGTGTTGTTGGAGGAGATAATGATAATGGCTATACTACTTTTACAAATATTCCTAATGGCACTTTTTTTCCAGTTATAGTAAATAGAGTATATGCTGATGTCAATTCAAGTCCAGCAACAACCTGCTCTGACATAGTAGCACTTTACTAATGGGGTGGAATGGTATAGGTATAGGTTGGCCTAATGCGAGCGCACAAGCGACACCGCCTCCGCCTCCTGCGCCTACTTATGAATATAGTTTGACTAATGATTTTGACACAAGAATTAAACCTATGCAAAGTGGTTATAGAATTAATACTGATTTTCTTTTAGAAAATTTAACTGAGGCAAACGAAAGAGGATTGGTTTATGGCGGTGAGGGAGATAATATTTATTTTGAATTTGAATATCTAGTTGGTCAAACTATTGCAGACCCAGTTCATCCAGTTAATGTATATTATGAAACTAGTGATGGTTTTTCTTATAATCAAGATGAATTTCCATTTACTGATAATTGCCCTATTGAAAATTCAAATAATGTTGTTGACCGTGATGGAGGGTTCAGAGCAATAAAATTACTTAACATATCAGATAGTTATTCTCAACAAAGAATTAATGGAGATTTCTTAACATTAAACTATTCGCAACCAACTCCATATATTGTAGATACATATTTATACTATGAAATACAAAACGCTGGAGATGCTGAAAAACAAATTACTATATATGGCGAAAGTTACTCTGAATATCCAGAAGCGGATAGAGGGGTAGTAATGGGGGCTGGAGATCGTGGTTTACATATAGAATTTACATATTATTTTAAAGTTTTAAAAGAGACTGATGATGGGGAGATTATTGAAGAAGGATATGCTAATGCAGATAATTTTGATTTAAGTGGCTCGTATGCTTATGGGAATAGTTTATGGGGATATTCAACTGCTGGGCAAGGGGGTAATGTACTTGAATGGTATGAATTTCAGATTACTGATATTCAAATTATAAACAACAATAGTCAAGATATAAACGGGGGAGAATATTATTTATCTACAAACTCTTTCACTGATATTTGGACCTTTGATTTTCCTACTTAAAATATGACATTACTAACAACAATAAAACAATAAAATAACAATTAACAATTAAATTAAATAAACATGGAAGTAGTAAAACAAATTACGCAAGAACAATTAGAAAAAGTTGTAAATCAACAAAAAGATTTACAAGCATTATTAACTAACATCGGATTATTAGAGTCTCAAAAACATGGGTTCTTACATCAAATAGCAGACGTTAATAAAGCAATAGAAGTTTTTAAAACTGAATTAGAGGAAGAGTATGGCCCAATCAATATTAATTTAGAAGATGGTTCTTATACTGAAATTGAGTTAGAAAATCCTGTAAGTGAATAATGGATTCTGTAATTAGAAAAATAAGCATAGGCGTTGATTATAAAAATGAAGCAATGCATTATTCTGTAGGCCAGCAAGTTTATGGAGGACATGAAATTGCATGCATAATAATCAATGAAAAAGATTCCTCCTATAATGTTTATATAAAAAAGGAAGATGAGGTAATGCCTTGGAAAAAGTTTAACTGTAACATGGCAGTATCTGTAGAATACGATTTAGAATACTAATGCAAAGCGTATTTAGCTTTATTGTAAAACCTCTAGGAGATAGATACAATAACAAAGTTAAAGTAAATGACAAAGAGTTAATACTAAATACAAAAATAGAAAGTTTTAAATCAGTGAATAATTTAGCGGAGGTGGTTTCTACCCCGCTAGCTTATTCTACGGACATTAAAAAAGGAGATATAGTATTAATACACCACAATGTTTTTAGAAGATTCTATGACATTAGAGGTAACCAAAAAAACAGTCGAGCATATTTTATGGACGATTTGTATTTTTGTGATCTAGATCAAATCTACTTATACAAAAGAGAAAATAAATGGCAAACATTTGGTGACAGATGTTTTATTAAGCCATTAAAAAATATAGACTATTTAAAGCTCGATAAGGAACAAAGACTTATTGGTATATTAAAATATGGAAATGATGCCTTAAACAAGCTTAAAATCAATCCAGGAGACTTGGTGGGTTACACTCCTTTTGGTGAATTTGATTTTATAATTGATGGAGAGCGTTTATATTGTATGAAATCTAATGATATTGTAATTAAATATGAATATAAAGGAGACGAAGCTGAATATAATCCAAGCTGGACACAAAGCGGTATTGGAACTGATCAAAGTAGCTGAAGAAGCAATCTTAGATAACGGTGAAGAAGATTTAGCAGCAGACAAATTAAAAAATGCAGCAGCTACAAAAAAGTTAGCCATATTTGATGCTTTTGAAATTCTTACAAGAATAGAACTTGAGGAGCGTATAATATCTGACGAAGAAACCGCAAAAGACAATACTCAAAAAGTATTTAAAGGATTTGCAGAGGGGAGATCTAAATAATGTACCAGCAAAATTTATTTAAATTAGTACCTGATCATATAAAACCATCTATTATTAAACAACAAAATAGATATGGTAAATGGAAATATGGTTATAATAAACAACATGATGTTATTGTTATAAGCAAAACTGGTAAGATTGGTGAAATATACGAAATACAAAATTTAAAGATTGCTTTACCGTTAGTAGACGAAGTATATTCAAGATCCAATAAGAAGGAAGAACAATATTGGGAAAAGATAGATTACCCAAAAGAACTTGAAAAAATAAAAAATGTATTTGATTGGAATAAATATCCTGATCACTTTAGAGAACGCTGGTACGATTACGTAGATGCGGAATTTAAAAGAAGAGATGAAGGAGCATTCTTTAATAACAATGGAATACCAACCTATATAACCGGTACGCATTATATGTACTTGCAATGGAGCAAGATAGATGTTGGTGCACCTGACTTTAGGGAGTCAAATAGATTATTCTTTATATTTTGGGAAGCTTGTAAAGCAGACACTAGATGTTACGGAATGTGTTATTTAAAAAATAGACGTTCTGGGTTTTCATTTATGTCTTCTGCAGAATTAGTCAATCAAGCAACAATATCAAGCGATTCTAGATTTGGTATATTATCTAAATCAGGATCTGATGCTAAAACAATGTTTACCGACAAGGTTGTACCTATATCGTTAAACTACCCGTTCTTTTTTAAACCTATTCAAGATGGTATGGATAGACCTAAAACAGAATTGGCGTATAGAGTGCCGGCTTCTAAATTTACAAGAAGAAAATTAGATAACAGCGACTCACCTGAAGAACTTGACGGTCTTGATACAACAATTGACTGGAAGAATACAGGAGATAACTCCTATGATGGAGAGAAATTAAAGCTTCTTGTACATGATGAAAGTGGTAAATGGCTAAGACCCGATAATATATTAAACAACTGGCGTGTTACAAAAACATGTTTACGATTAGGTAGCCGTATTATTGGTAAGTGTATGATGGGATCAACCTCAAACGCTTTAGATAAAGGAGGAGATAATTTTAAGAAACTTTACTACGATTCAGATGTTACAAAAAGAAACCGCAATGGCCAGACTAGCTCAGGATTATATAGTTTGTTCATACCTATGGAATGGTCGTACGAGGGATTCATTGATACTTATGGCATACCTGTCTTCGACACTCCAAAAAAACCCATCAAAGGCGTTGACGGAAACGAAATAGAGTACGGGGTTATTGAGCATTGGCAAAATGAAGTTGATGGTTTAAAAGCGGACCAAGACGGATTAAATGAATACTACCGCCAATTTCCAAGAACGGAGCAACACGCTTTCCGTGATGAAGCAAAACAATCATTATTTAATTTAACAAAAATATACGAGCAAATAGATTATAATGATGATCTAAGAAACTCAAGTGTATTAACAAAAGGTAGTTTGCAATGGGAAAACGGTATACAAGATAGTAACGTAGTCTTTTATCCAAATAAAGACGGTAGGTTTTTAATTTCTTGGGTGCCACCTAAACATCTTCAAAACCGTGTAATAATAAAGAATGGGTTAAGATACCCGGGTAATGAACACTGCGGAGCATTTGGTTGTGATAGTTATGATATATCAGGAACAGTAGACGCAAGCAGAGGATCTAATGGTGCTTTGCATGGTTTAACTAAGTTTTCGATGGAAGATGTTCCGCCTAATCATTTCTTTTTAGAATATATTGCAAGACCTCAAACAGCTGAGATGTTTTTTGAAGATGTTTTAATGGCGTTAGTATTTTACGGTATGCCAATACTTGCAGAGAACAATAAACCAAGATTGCTTTATTATTTAAAAAGAAGAGGCTATAGAGGCTATTCAATTAATAGACCTGATAAAGTTTGGAATAAATTATCGCCAGCTGAAAAAGAAATTGGTGGAATACCAAACTCATCACAAGATATAATGCAAGCGCACGCATCGGCAATAGAAACATATATTGAAAACAATATTGGTTTTACAAATGGCTCTTATGGTACTATGTACTTTCAAAAAACATTAGAGGATTGGTCCAGGTTCAATATAAACAATAGAACAAAACATGATGCTTCTATTAGTTCTGGGTTAGCTATAATGGCTTGTAATAAACATTTGTATACGCCAAGTATGCCTTATGAAAGGCCAAAGTTTGAATTAGGATTTAAGAAATATAATAATAGTGGAGACAATTCACAAATAATACAATAAATGGTTTATACTAATAGTAATAGTACATTTCCAAGTCAGGTAGTACCGGATGAAGAAAAACAAAGTTTAGAGTATGGAAAACAAGTAGCTCAAGCAATTGAATATGAGTGGTTCAATAATAATGGTGGTGCAGGTAGTATTGGTGGTATTTCCGGCGGCGGGATGCCCGGTGGAAGATGGGGAACTAACTGGCAAAAATACCATAATTTAAGACTATACGCAAGAGGTGAACAACCGGTTCAAAAATATAAAGATGAATTATCTATTAATGGCGACTTATCATATTTAAATTTAGACTGGAAACCAATACCAGTTATATCAAAATTTGTTGATATAATTGTTAATGGTATTTCTAATAAAAGTTATAAAATTAAAGCGGTTGCACAAGATCCTCATTCAGTAATTAAAAAAACACAATACACTCAATCTATATTGCGTGATATGATGGCAAAAAAATTATTGAATAAAATACAAAGTACCTTTGGAGTTAATCTATATAATACGCAAGACCCAAATTCATTACCGGAAGATCAAGAAGAGTTAGACCTTAATATACAATTAAACTTTAAGCAAGCAGTTGAAATCGCGGAAGAAGAAGTTATAAATAATTTTTTAGCGCTTAATAAATATGATTTAGTAAGTAAAAGATTAAATTATGATTTAACCGTAATTGGTATTGGTGCAACTAAAACAAACTTTAATAGATCAAATAGTATTACTATTGATTATGTGGACCCTGCAAATTTAGTTTATTCTTATACTGAAGATCCAAATTTTGCGGATATATATTATGTAGGCGAGGTAAAGTCTATAGGGTTACAAGAATTAAAAAAACAATTTCCAGATTTGTCTAATGAAGACTTACAAGAAATAGAAAAATACCAAGG